AATTCTAATTACCCGACAGGGTAATATATATAACTAAATATAAATAAATTTAGATAACTCTCTTATGTTGAGTACTCTCCTGTCCTCCGTAGGAGGGTTATCTAATTCAATAGACAGGAGAAACTATGCTTAAACTTGATGGATATGAACTTCCAGCACATATATCTTATTCAGCATTTACAACTTATCTGACTTGTGGTTATCAGTATTACTTAGGAAGATTACTGAAGTTAGAAGAAGAACCCTCAGTGTGGTCTGCTGGTGGCAGAGCCTTTCACTATGCGACAGAATTGTATGACCTAGAAAATGAATGAACTATGGGACAAGGCTTGGGCTAAAGAAACTGAAGGATTAGATTTCTCAATTGCTCGTGTTGCTGGTCGTTCAACGATTGCGAATCCGAATAAGGAAGATGCTGTTTGGTGGAATACACAGGGTTCCAAGTGGGTAGATAACTACATCTCTTGGCGCAAGAATAATAAAGACTGGAAAATCTGGACTACCCCTCAAGGTGTTCGGGCTATTGAGTTGGAGTTAAATCCCATCATTGCTGATGTTCCAGTGAAGATGTTTATTGATAGGATATTTGAAGTTAACGGACAACTTGTGATTGTCGACTTGAAAACTTCCTCTCGTAAGCCAGTATCTGATTTACAGTTAGGCTTTTATAAAGTCGGTGTAGAAGAGATGCTTGGTGTTAAAGTCAATCTAGGTAATTACTGGATGTCTCGTGAGTCAGGGACAGGGGAAATGATTGACCTTAGTAGATATACGCTAGACACATTAGAATATTTTGTGTCAGGCTTTGATAAGGCTCGCAAGGCTGGTATATTTCTACCGAACCTACAATCGTGCAGTTACTGTGGACTTACAGAACACTGCCAATTCACGAAGGATAAATAAATGGCAAACGAAGACTGGAAACTACAAGTCTCTTATAAAACTCCATCTGGAGACTTAATTAATATACGTGCAAATACTTCTGAAGAACTATCAGTGTTGCTTGAAGGTGTGAGTGATTACTCTACACAGATTGCAGCAACTGGAAAGTTAATTCAAGGTGCTTACACTGCAGCCCCTTTGGGGACCACTGGTTCAACAGTAGGCACAGCGCAACCTCCTACCTCAACAACCGCCCAGCAATCGGCTCCATCCGCTATGGGAGGTCTCTCAACCCCGACTTGTATACACGGACCGCGAACACATCGCAGTGGAGTGAGCAAGACAACGGGAAAGCCTTACGCATTTTGGTCTTGCCCGCTACCACAGGGACCAGAGCAGTGCAAACCAGCAAACTAATTCAACAAGAACTACAATAGGAATTGGTAGAGGGGTAATTTTCATAAGGGGATTAGTTATCCCTCTTCCAACTTAAGACAGGGGTTTTAAATGATTGAAATGTTAATGTTATTTTACTTAGAAATACAACAAGTACTTGCTTTTATTATGATGTTATTGGGTATGTAATGAAACTATATTTTAAGTTTGTATGTGGTTTACATAACTGGTCAACAAGACAAATGAGTAATAGTATTAAAAAACTATATCCAGAATATCCAATTAATTTTAGAAAAGGCAAAAGTGAGAACACTTGTACGTAGCGTAGGTAGAAAAGATATTGGTGGAGAACCATTACCTTCTGTATTTAAAACGTTTGAAAGCAACAAGATTATATTTCGCAGAGCAGAAGTATCTATGCTTGCTGGAACTCCAGGTGTAGGTAAGTCAACTCTTGCTTTAGCCTTGGCATTAAATATGAAGGTGCCTAGTCTATACATATCTGCTGACACTAATGCTCACACTATGGCTATGCGATTAGCCTCAATGATTTCAGGTAAGAATCAAACTGATGTAGAAGAGTTGATGAATACTGACCAAGGTTGGACTCGTGCTGTGTTAGCAAAGGGTGCTCATATTGTTTGGTCATTTGAATCTAGTCCTACACTGCAAGATATAGATGAAGAAGTCCAAGCCTTTGAAGAACTATGGGGTTGCCCACCTGTAGCAATCTTTGTGGATAACCTTATGGATATTGCAACAGACGGAGGCGAAGAGTTCGCATCTATGAGGGCTATTATGAAGGAGTTAAAATACCTTGCTCGTGCTACTAACGCTGCTATCATTATTCTGCACCATACTTCTGAGGCTGTACTTGGTACTCCTTGTCAACCTCGCTCGGCTCTTCAGGGTAAAGTCGCCCAACTTCCCGCTCTTATTTGTACTCTTGGAGTCGTTGGTACTTCTATGGCTGTTGCTCCAGTAAAGAATAGATATGGCAGAGCGGATGCAAATGCTAACTTGAATTGTTGGTTATCTTTTAATCCTGAGTTTATGTTTATGAGTGACATACCTGAGAACGGTGGCTAGTGATAGTAAAACTGAGCCAAGAGGAAGTGCGAATATGCACAATGCTTGCGACGGAGAGATGGCTTGCAAAGTTTGGCTCTACAGATAAACCTAATTATGCTCAAGGCAAAGCAGATGGAAAACTAGAACACGAATTACTTTCTAATGTAAGAGCAAATGTATGTGAGTGGGCAGTAGCCAAACAATATAATCAGTCTTGGAATGTGCCTTGGTATCCCAATAGCCTTCACCCTCAGCGTAAATCATTGGCTGATGTAGGGGCAAACTATGAGGTTAGGTCTATAAGGACTCAGACTTCTATACCATTTTGGAAGAAGGACATTAACAACTATATATTCGGAGCGAAGGTATTAGATGTTGAGTATTACTCTGAAGTTGAGGTATACGGACACATCGCGCCTACTGACTATATGACTGACGAATGGTATGATTCATACATTGAAGGCTGGCGAGTGCCAGTTGAACAGTTTAAGGAGTGAGCGTGATTAGAGAAGAAGAAGATGATATGACACAGGAGATTCGTCGTCTTGTTTTACTTGAAGTTAATGCAGAGATAAAAGAATTTGTTACAAAGATTCAAGAAGCAAAGATTAATCCTACTGATGAGTGGGGTGATGGTCTTAACCAAGGATTAGATTGGGCTATTCGCATTCTTAAGAAAGATAAGAGTGCATACTAGTGCCATCTCAATCCCGTAAACATAGGGGATATCGTAGCCAGAAAGTAGTGGCTGAGTATTTAGCACTCAATGGATTTCCATATGCAGAATCTACAGGCGCAGGTCGTAGTGGCACAGATATAACTGGTTGTGTTGGTATAGATTGGGAGGTCAAAGCACGGACAGGATTCAATCCATCTAGTGCCATCAAGCAATTAAAAGAACGTGCTAAGACTGGCATACTTGGCTTAGTTTGCTTAAGACTTAATGGTCAAGGTGAAGAGAAAATCAAGGATTGGGTTGTAGTGTTGAGACTAGAAGATGTAGTTAATCTTTTAAAGGAGGCAGGATACGGTGAGAAGAAACGATAATGATTTACCAAGCATTAGAGAAATTCTTTTACACTATGGGGCAACGCTACGACAAACTCACGGACAAGTTAATCTTAAATGTCCGTTCCATTCTGACACACATCAGTCAGGAACTGCGAACTTAGATAATAATATATTCTTTTGTTTTGCTTGCGGAGTGCAAGGTAACAGTTTACAAATCATAAGCCTACAAGAAGGAGTTAACATACGTGAAGCAGAGCGCATCGCAGAAGGAATTACTGGACAAAGCGGCAGCACGATACGCGGAAAACATTTATCAGGCGGAAGATTACCTAAGAAGCAGAGGCATTCCATTGGAAGTGGCACGTCTGGCGCAATTAGGCGTAGTCGTGGAGCCTGAAGTTGGACACGAAGCGTTTCACGGAAGACTCTCAATACCGTATATTACCAAGACTGGTGCAGTCGATTTGCGTTTTCGCTCTCTTAATCCTGCTGTTGAGCCTAAGTATATGGGTATGACTGGTGCTGATACCAAGATGTATAACGTATTAGATATAGATAAAGCAAACGATTTTATAGGAGTGTGCGAAGGTGAACTTGATACTATTACTCTCTCTGCTTGCGTTGGTATCCCCTGTGTCGGTGTTCCTGGGGCTAACAGTTGGAAGAAACATTACACTCGCTTACTTGCAGACTTTGAAAGAGTATTCGTCTTTGCAGATGGTGACCAACCAGGCACAGAATTCGCACGCTCATTGGCTAGGGAACTACCCGTCACTATTGTGCAACTGCCAGAAGGAGAAGATGTCAACTCAGCCTACGTTAAGTTCGGAGCAGGATATATAAGGGAGAAGGCTGGACTTGAGTGATAGAGCCGATTGACCCAGACTATCTAAAGTGTCACGAGTGTGGGGAAGAGTTTGAAAATTCATTTGATTTAATAGACCATACCCTAGAAGATGACGATGACTTTGACCCTTATCTAATTCTCCCTAATGGGTATAGATTAATGCTTGGTTCTCTACTTAAATTTCTTTATGATAATTCGGACAACACGGAACAAATAAGACATATAGCACAATCTACCTATGTTACACTTTTTGCAGCAGAAAATGGCTATGACTTAATTGACACGTTGATTGAGGATATGATAGTCAAATCTTCTCTACAAAATTTTGACGAATCACTTCAGCAATTACTAACTGAAGGCGACAAAGAGAATGGGGAATGAAGAAGTATGGCAGATTATAACCCACTTGGAAACACAAGGTTTCCATATAACATCAACAAAGATACGGAACCAACTATTGATAATAGAAATCACAGTGCCTCTGCTCTCGAACCCAAGTTTGCAATAGCGGTCAGCGAAACATTCGATGAACTCAAAGAATTACTCATCAAGAAGCACCTTGATTACGGTCCGAAAAATATCTCGGACTCACCAGGTGGACCTCTCAATGGATTACGAGTGCGTATGCACGACAAACTTGCTCGTATCAATAACCTTGTCGACAAAGGCACAACACCACAATACGAATCGCTTGAAGACTCCTTTAAAGATATGGCAAACTACTCAATCATAGCCTTGCTTGTCTTAAGACATAAGTGGGATACTGAATGAAGGAACAAGAGTTATTCGATTGGTTAAAGGTTGGACACTATTCTGATTTAGAAAAGTCTTCTAATGAATATGATGGATTTGATTGCGTTAGTAATGAATTCAAAATGTTTATTGAACTTAAGTCCAGACTTACCCATTACGATACTCTGTTGTTAGAAAGAAAGAAGTTTGATTTCCTAGTTGTAACTGCAGAAACTCTGGGCTACCAACCTTGGTATATAAACTCTACACCTAGTGGTGTCTGGGCTTTCCCTCTTAACTCAGTAGTTAAAGATTTAGAATGGGTTGATAAGTGGTTGCCTACTACAACTGAGTTCCAAAATAAATCAAAGACAACTAAGTTAGTTACATTTCTTCCATTAGAATTGGGTATAAAACTAACGTGATTGAATGGGATAGAATAAAGAAATGGGACTACATTGTAGACTCTGTTGCCTCTGAGTATCAACTTAAGTTTAAGATTGATATACAAGATATAAAACAAAATCTATATCAGTGGTTTGTTGAGCACCCAAATAAACTAGATACTTGGGAAGCAATAGGTGAGAAGGACGCAAAGAATTTAATCTATCGCTCACTGCGTAACCAAGCACTTGATTATTGTCAGGCTTGGAAAGCAAAGACAGGTGGATATGAAACCTCTGACTTATTCTTTTACCAAGCAGATATGATTGAAGCCTTGTTGCCCTCTGTCTTAAGAGGTGAGATAAATCTTGCACATAAATTAAATCTCGGTGGCACTGCTCGCCCTTCTGCACCCTCTGAAGGTGGCAATATGATGGCTATGATGATTGAGATTGACGCTGGATTTTGGAAGTTAGGTAAAGAGGATAGGAAGTTATTGTTCCTGCGTTACTCTGAGAGTATGGACTTCCAAGCAATTGCAGATGAAATGAAATTACCTAGTGAAGACACTGCTCGTATGAGAAACAAGCGTGCAATAAAGAAATTAATTAATAAGATTGGTGGGTTTAAACCATATCGTGATGAAGATTTACCAGAAGCAACAGAGGCTCAACCACCAGTAGAATAAAATCCACCAGTCTTAAAGATGGTAGGAATAGCAGACCATAATCTAGTCATACTTTCATTACAACATACAGGTATTGTTTCATCATCGTGCGCCTTGCTTAACTCTTGTTGTCCACCACATACATTACATTTATATTCATACGTTGGCATTAATCACACCCATCTATCTCTGTTGGTGCAGTAGCCACAGCCCCACACTCATCACATACTTGGTCTAACAAATACATTCCTACTTGCCTTGTCTCCATATCCCACATTACTTTTATATTCCACATCTTTGAACCACATACACATACGAATACGGGTTCACCCCGTAAGTCAAACATTAATACCAATTGTGTCGGGTATGCCACCTTTGTGCAGAGCAAGGAGTTTTATATCTGTGTTGAATATATTTATAAGTGTGTAATATTTGAACCATAGGGTCTTTGCTTTTTTCTTTAAGTCTTTGTCCAATTCCAAATGCACTTGAACCAGACCTGTTCTTTGCCAAATGGTCATACCTTGCCTCTTTAATAAAGATTTTATCAAGGCACGCCCACTCCTTATCTTTCCAACCATACCCAACCCAAGCAATCTTCTTAGCCAACGCTTTGTTAGCCTTCTTCTGCTCCATTGTAGCCTTTGTTGGCTCTGGATTGGGGGATTTAAAGGGTGCGCCTGTGTTGTTTACAGAGAATAAAGTTAGGGTGATAACCAATAAGGCTAGGAATATCACCTTGAACTTTAAGCCAACTTTCTTTCTGCCCTTACTTTTCTTCTGTTGTGTTCTGATAGTCCGCCCCATACGCCAAACCTTTCGTCGTTGTCTAATGAATACTTTAAACATTCCTCTTTAACATCACAGGCTTTGCATATTCTTTTAACCCTTGATACATCATCTCCCTTTTCAGGGAAAAATAAATCAGGGTCTACCTCAGCACACAAGGCTCTCCTTGTCCACTCAGGTGGCATTAATATCTCACTAATTATACTCATCTAGTCCTCCAATTTCTCCAATAGTAAAGCCATTTTTTATGATATCTGAGCATAAGCAATAGGAGGAAGAATAAAGTTATGCTCATCTAAGTTCTTGTATCTGGACTACATCTCCTCTATCTACATCTTTCCACTTATAGTTTACATAATCTTGGTTCTCAAATAGCCACTCATCTTTGGCTTGCATTGTCCAAGTATCCCAATCCTCTGGCATACCGACGCCCTCTGGAAGGAATACTCTTACACACTCCGTCCCTTTGGTTTCATAGACAACATCAAAAGCATTTCTTAAAACAATTACATTGTTCACTATGCGTTCTCCATTTCTTTTTCTTTTTCTAAATACATATCCATATTGCAATCGTCGCATAATGGTTTCTTGTTGTAATAGTTATACCATTCAGGTTTAATAACTTCCCACCCACAATATTGGCATATCTCTTTCATTGTTTCACCTCCTCAACATCTCCCCAAACAAATCCTTCTTGATACCTAGTAATCTGACCTAAGATATCAAACCATTGGCTATCAACTGTTGCGGTTATGGTGTATCTAATCATTCTGTTTTCCTCCTGTCAATTCAACTAACTTTTTTGCAGATGATATAAGTTCGCTAAGATAATATACATTATCCTCACAATCGGTTTCTATTTGGACGCCACACTTCTCACAACAAGTAGCATAACAACCGCTACCTTCCTCCGTCCAGTGCTTTTCGCAATCGTCCCAAATTGCACGAGCATTACAACATTTTGTTGGCGACGCTGGCTCTGACCATTCACCTAGATACATTACTTTACCCCCTCGAAAGTAAGTTCATCAAGCCAACCTTCAAAACTCATACCTTCATACAAGTTTTCGTCCCAATTAACTACCCACTCTGGGGCAATATGAGAGTTTAACAATTCACTCTCTCTGTCTTTCCAGTAGATTTCATAACCGTTGAACTCGTCCCAAAATAACAAGACACGATACTCTTCGCCTTGATATTTGAAATTAATATATCTTTTCCACGATGTTGTTTCTTCTCGTGTTGAAGATACCACTATATCCTGCTTTGCATTCATTTTTATTTCTCCTGTCTTCATTGGTTTAGTTTATTCTTTCTGTGTCTGACTTTGCTACATTATCCCAATCAATTGAGACAACATACCAACTCTCTTCGTCGTCCTTCGCAAGTTCCCACCCTTGGTTAGGGTCATCGGCTCTGTTGCGTTGGCGTAGTTTAACCATTGCTGTAACTGTGTGTTCCCACGCTGGTGTATCTTCATCTAACATTTACTTCCTCCTTTGGACAATCTGAATAAGGAAAGTATTCTTGCTCTTCACAAGAACAAAAGTTAAACTGTTCTACCTGTGTTTTATGGGTCAATTGTGCTAACTCTCCCCAACTTATGGACATCTCACTCATTAGTTAAAACTCCCTTCTAATTCTAATTGGTATTCCATTGGTTCGCCTAGCGGTAGCCCACAATCTTGGCTTAATTTTTGTAAAGCATATCGCTTGGCTTGTTCCTCATCATCAGCATATATAACTGTGGTGATATTGAACAAATCATAAACTAGAGTGATGGTGTAATCGTTCATTTATCACACCCACAAATCTTTATATCTTGTAAGCAATCGCCACACATATCACACCCCACAAATCTCAATAGTATTAAAACAAAATCCCGTGCCCGTCCACCAAATACGGGTAGAGATTAGATAGAAGGCAACAAGAATACCAAATACAAACAACGCCCGCACTATTGTGCGTGTGCGATAATAATTTGGAGATTTCATTTATGCCTCCACTAATTCATCTTGTATTGAGTGTTGGAAGGCTTGGTCTACTACTGCGTCCCACACCATACGCTTTGCCACGAATAAATAAAGGCTCTGCAATTTGGTGAGCGTTGGGTCTATACCCTCTGCCATTTCTGCTACTTCTTCGTCCACTTCATTGCTAGCCCATAGACTTAAGGCTTGCACTTCGTCGTTGATGTT